AAACACCACGCTATACGCAGTGGTTGTTGAAAGACCTGTACCGCCTTGGTCAACACCAAGAGTTCCAGTAGACACTAAGTTTTTACTAGCGTCCGTAAAGACGGGCTTGCTGGCTGTTAGCCCGGAGTCAAGAATATTTCCAACGGTCAGCTTGGTTCCGTCAAATGTCATGTTGGCAGAACCTGCCAAGTTACCACCGCTGTTGTACTGAACCTGTGTATCAGAGCCACCAGCCGATGCGCCTACGCGCACGTAGTCTGTACCATTGAACGCCACCAAAGCTTTATCGCCTACGGCAATCGTGACACCTGTTTGGCCACTTGCTTTGATTGTGACTGAGCCGCCAGTGGCGTCGTTAATAACTACATACGTTTTACTATAGCTTGGGCCTGTAATAACCTTGGTTGTAGTCAGCGTACCTGACACACGAACAACTGCATGCTGAGCCGTTACCGTACCCGCGCCCGCCAAAGTGGACGTAATGTTAGAAGCTGATGCATCGCCTGTGGTGTTTTGCAGAGTAACTGCTCCGTCACCTGTCAGCGTCAGCGTAGCCGCAATAGCCAAGTTGGTGTACTGCGTAATACCGTTATTAACGGTGTCACCCCATGTTCCGGATAACTCACCCTGTACTGGGAGAGCTAAACCTAGTTGCCCCGTTGCGCCTGTAGTCATTTAAAACTCCTGTCTATGTGTAGCACTTGACTACACGGTATTGATATTTTGCCAGTTTGCGCTCTCTGTGTCATCAATTAGACCCCAGTAGAAAGCGCCTATAGTACCAACTTTGCCCATAGCCTGCGAACCTGTAATTGCCACTAACCTTGCGCCGATTGATATTGAACCAACAGCGCCTGTAGAAGCAGCTCCAGAAATTGAAACTGACTTGACAGGAACATCGTCCCCAACAAGCCCAGAAGCATTGACGCCTGACAACGCAACTGAAACATTTAACCCCACAGTGCCCGTAGAACCTGTGGCTTGAATGCTGCCAGCTTGCCAGTTAAACACCACCGTGCCAACTGCGCCAGTAGCTGCAACACCACTAAGTGCAACAGTCCTGCTAGACCCCGGAGTACCCGTAGACCCCGCCGCACTTAATCCATCAATATTGGCACCGTATGTAAACCCAACAGTACTGACTGCACCTGTAGCCGCCACCCCAGTAATTGCAACAGTCCTAGAAATCTCTACAGTACCAACCGAGCCTGTTGCAATAACGCCGTCTTCTTGCTCCGCCGAAGAGCCAACTACCGTACCAACAGCCCCTGTAGCCCCAACTCCTGAAAGCCCAGACTCACGACCGGGGATAGAAATCTCTCCGGGCAAACCCGTAGCAGATACCCCAGTAAGCGCAATTTGCCTATCTGCAACAGTAACTGACCCAACCGCCCCAGTAGCCGCTACTCCCGTAATAGGTATAGGGTACTCAACAGACGAAGCAACTGTGCCAACTGATCCAGAAGCCGAGACACCTGATAAAGCAACTGTTTTGCTAACACCCGCAGTACCAACAGCGCCAGACGCGGCAACGCCTGAGATGGCTGATTGCTGGCCACCCCAAGTATTATCGCCCCACGCCCCTGCGCCCCATGCGGTTGTCATGTCCTGCCCTCCTGTTTAGGAGGATCAGGTTGTAGCTAAACGCAGCAACGCAGTAGATGTAGTGTTTGAAGGCATTGTCAAAGTGAACGTACCAGCAGTCACAGTCTGTGAACCAAAGGTATGAACGCTAACAGCCTTGTTAGAAGCCGATGAGTTGTAAATCAATACAGCATCAAAAGCTGTTGTCAATGTTACGTTTGTGTACGTGATACTTGCACTGGGTGTCCAGTAGCCTGTACCAGCGGTAGTGGATGTGTTTGTAGACAAAGGCGATGTACCGTTTGTCACTGTTACACCGCCAGCCGTGTAGTTTGTGCCTGTCACTTCACCAGTAGATGAATATGCTGTTGTTGAAGCATTCACCGTAGCTGAAGCCAAATACAAAGCAGCTTTGAATGTGTTGCCTGTACTGGTGGTGAAGTTATGTGTTGCCGTCATCAGTTCGCCTAAAAATGATGAGCACATTGCTTGAGTGTTAGCCATGATTTTTCCTTTACTCGAAAGAAGCTGTGGAACCTGAAAGTACCACTGATTTTTTTAACTGAACGTGCACCGAACGGTGTACAAGTTCTCCATCTAACCAATACTCCACCCAAGTGGTGTACTCGTCATCATTATCGACGAAGCCTTCTTTTTTCTCAAGAAGAGAATCATCCATATCGCCTTTGGTTGTTGTAACAATCAATTTGAACTCCTAATCAATGAAGTGGTTGGGCCGTTGGTTGGCATGGTAATAGTAAACGTAGTTGTAGAAGTCTTGTCTGAACCGAAGTCCAACACGGCTACAGATTTATTACCTTTAGTTTCGTTGTAAATCAACGCGCACCTAGCCGTGATTGCCGCAGTCCAAGTAATGTTGGGAAAACTTACGTACGCCGTATAGTCAAAAGTGCTAACTGTAATTGGCGTAAGCTGTGAGCCGCCAGTTGGGTATGTGCCCGTAGCCGCCACTTCATTATCTGTGCTGTATACGGTTGTATCTTCATTAAGATTTGCGTTAGCTGTATACAAAGCAATTTTGATAACGTCAGTCGTGAGGTCATGAATGCCTTGGTACAACTGCGCTTTAAAGCTGGTAGTTTGGGTCTGGACAATACTCATTACACCACCCCTTTATTCTGGGGCAAAGGTGCTAAACGATATTGACCACTTCTGTAACTGTCGGAACGCTCAAGTCCATCACCCAAACGTTTTGCAAGCATCAACGCTTCTTGATATTTGCCGTTGTATAGCGCCATCATGTCTTGCTCGCCCTTCATATAGGTATAAGCTTCGACTAAAGAACCATACAAAAGAACCGTATCAAAGTTATCGCCAAGCCATGTTTTGCCATCTGCTGCTACCGTAATAGACTCGGGGTAGTAGTAATAGTGGAGTTCAGTCTTGTAGTTTTGGTCAGGAGTGGGGCCAACAATAAACGTTAATTCATCCGAAATAGTACCGCCAGATACAGCGGGGCCGAACAAAGCATAGTACCTTGGAACACCTGTATCGTTCGGTGTTGGGTACGCTTGACGAATAAAGTTAACGTCTTTGTTTAGCAGGTATTCATACGTACCAGTATTTACATCCGCACCGGTAACGTCAGTAATAATTGCCAAAGAATACACTGCCAAAAAATCATCAGGGGCTTGCAGGTACTTGTTATTGATAGCCATTGACCCCTGAACATTCTTGCGAATAGACGGGAACTGCATGGAGTTGTAGATACGCTGCTCAGCCTGCGTAACGAACACAGGAATATTAGCCACGAAATTTGTTTCCGTGTTTTCCGTGTACGCCTGAATAGCGTTGCTGAGTTGCGTATAGTTCATATTACGCCATTGGGCCTCTGGCCATCACGCCTTTGGTCGCAGCGCCTGTGCCACGAATCTTGATGCCGGATGTCTTAGTGCCGGGGTAGGGGTTGCTGCGCTCATTGGCCAACGACATGTTAGCTCTCAAAGCTTCTTTAACAGGCATCTCACCCACAATAACGGTTGGTTCTTTCTTGGGTTGTCTATACGTAGCCATTATTTGCTCCCGGGTTTTTGGTTGTTGGCACGGGACAAGTTACGACCCATTTTCATGCGATCCATACTTGTGGGGCCACCGGCCTTAAGCTTCAAGGATGTGCCCTTGCCGCCTTTGTGTTCTTGCGCATCGTGCTGCTTAAAGGCTTTTTTAATCATCGCCTTGTCCTGCGCTTTGTCCATCTTCATGTCTTCTTTCATGTCGCTCTTAGCCATGTTCGACTCCTTATGTCGTTGCAATCGTTACTGTACCAACTTCTACGTTTAAAACCAAGTAGTTTGGCGTCAACGCATCATCAAAATTACTAGCTCCACCAACAGGATTCCAGCCCCACTGATAAATCCTACTACCCTCAGACGGTAAACCTGCCGCATCCTGCGCAGAACTATTTGTTAACAAAATCTGCAAGCCTGTGTTACCAGACTGGTAGTAGCTCAAGTCGGGACGCGGATCGCGCACCCCCTGTGGATCATCCACTGGGTACATACCCAACTGCAACTGCGGCTGATCGGGATCCCAACAAATATTGCAAACCAAGAGATTGTAGTTCTTAGTCTTGATAATTTCTTTACGCAGTTCGTGCAGCTTAAACCGAAACCCACAGCGGTCACATTCCGCAATGGCGTTTTTGCCGGACGAAAAACGATTGCCCATTTACGTACCGCTTCCAATGTACATCTGACGGGGCACGAACCTCACGGCTGCTTTTTCTTGGTCTTCGCCTGCGGCGCGATCCCAAGCCTCGTCGTATTGTTGTTTCAGAACGTCCAAACGCTGAAGACCTTCGGGGACTTTCAGGGCGATATAGTAGGCAAGACCAGCGGCCAAGCAGGGCACAAAGCGG